TGAACCTGTATAACCTTGTGAACCTGTAAAACCACCTGTTAATGGTTGTAATTCCCATGCCTCACCGTTCCATCGCCAAGTACGTGTACCTAAATTATACGTGTCATTTGTTGACGGACCAGTCGGAAAATTTATCGTTGGCATATTATAATTCTATCCTTTTAAGTTTCTCGTTCCACATATTTATAATATTTATACTAACTTTAGGATAGCTATTTTCCAATAAAAAACCCCCGGAGACGAATCGCCGGGGGTTAATTTTAAGTTGATTACTTTAGATTATTATGCTTTAACAATCTTTAGAGTGTGAGTAGCAGCTGTCGTTACCGAACCTGCTGGAAACTCTTGCGCTCTGTAATCATCACCGTTAACTTGTCTAGTTTGGTAATTAGAGCCATCAAGTATAGTGTTAGCCATACCAGAACCTCTTGTAGTACCTGAACCATTAAAGTTATATCTAATAGTATATCCGTCTCCTGAACTAGCAGCTGTGTATCTAATCCATTCTTGACAAAGTGTGTCAAAAGATGAACCAGTTTGCTGTAAGTGATTTGAGCCGTCTATATTTAATAGACTTTCGTATGATGACGTTGCGCCATTTACTCTATGTAAGTAATAGCTTGTAATCGTAGTCGGGTTGTCCAATGCATGATCACCGATTGATCCTGAAGCATAAGCGCCAGTGTTGGCTCTTGTGTCTACGAAGATCGGTGTACTTGAACCACTAACTTCAGTCGCACCTGATTCAGAGGCGTTAGACGATACAAAATATGTACCACCTTGTTGTGTACCTGTTGAACCACTTGTAAGTAAGTCAATAGCAGGATGTAAGAACGTGTCCTTAATATCTGCTAACGGCATAGCATGGATTTCACCACCACTTGTGTAGTAAACTGGCCATGTTGTACCTGTATCAGCTGTCGGCGAAACCGAAGCAACTGTTTGATTAACTTTATCATAGTTGACTGTTACCGTTTGAGGGTCTTGTGTAGTACCTGATCCTGGAAAAGATGTAGCAGATGTTGAAACTGTACCTGCTTTCTTTCTTGTATCAGATATTGCTCCTAAAGAGCCACCTGAACCTACTACTGATAATGTCACTGACGGCGATTGAGAATATTGATAAACAATATTGTCAACCACAGCGTCAACTTGAGCTGAAGTCATTTCAACTAGATTTCCCGAGCTGTATACTAATGGGTTTCTTGTTGCCATAATTTATTTTCTCCTTCTTACTCTACTTCTTACGAAGCGTTACCTATGATTGTTTTTAAAGTTGTGCCTGAACTATTTTTAATTAGTAAAGTCACTGCTGAACTAAAGTTAGATGAGTCGATAGTATCTACTTGATCACCTTTTGATCCAGTGAAACCAACAACACCTTGGTTAGCTAATTCAACCCACTGTACACTGTTACCATCGTTGTAGTAAAAGTATTGTACGCCAGTTGCGTTGTCTACCCAAATATCACCTTCGCCTACGCCTGAAGTTGGCGGAGAAGCTGAAGTTGTGATGTCAAGATTACCTTCAGATCCAGTGTAACCAATGTCACCTTTAGAACCTGTGTAACCAATGTCACCTTTAGATCCAGTGTAACCAATGTCACCTTTAGATCCAGTGTAACCTAGAGATCCTGTGAATCCAGTGTCCCCTTTAGAACCTGTGAAACCTTTAGAACCTGTGAAACCAATATCACCTTTAGATCCTGTGAAACCAATATCACCTTTTGATCCAGTGAAACCAGTATCCCCTTTAGAACCTGTGAAACCGATTGTACCAGAAAGGTCAGATACGAATGAGTATGCTGAACCGTTCCATAGGTATAATCTAGAATTTTCTGAGTCAGTTAATGACCCGTTTTCAATGATAGCAAATTCACCAGTCGCAATGCCTGATGGAGATGTATCTGCTTGTAAGTTAGCAACACTTGTATAAGTCTTAGCAATGTTAAAACCTAAACCTGTGTCCCCTTTTGAACCTGTATAACCAATATCACCTTTAGAACCGGTATAACCGATTGATCCAGTGAAACCTGCTGTTAAAGGCTGTAGCGCCCAACCGTTGCCGTTCCATTTCCACTGTCTAGTACCGAGAGTGTATATGTCGTTCAACGATGGCGAATTTGGAAAGTTTATTGCCATTTTGTGTTTCTCCTAATTGTTTTATTTAATTAAATAATACTCTTTCACTTAATACATAATTTTAACGTTATAATCATTTTATAAATTTCTTGCAAGAAAAAAGTATTTCGTTTCTTTTTCCTCCATCTATTTATAAGTTATTTCTTCTTCAAATATACTATATTTTTATTAACTTTTTATTAACTTATAGTAATTGTCCCTACCATAGAACCGTGCGATGAACATTGATAGTATAATGTCGCCGGAGCGTCCATAGGAACGTGAAATACAACAACTCCGTTAGGTCCTGAAGCGTTATTATTTGTCACGCCTGTGCTATATACTGTACCACTAGTACCTGTTGTTGATTGTATTCTAAATGGGTGTCCACTAGTTGTATTTTTGAAACTATATGTATGTCCTTTTTTAAGATAAAGTGTAGGATTATCGCCACTTGTTCCTGCTGGGAAGCCATGACCATCAAATCTATATGCACTTGAACCATTTGCTGTCACTGTAAACGTAGCAGAACCAGGAACAATCCATTCATAATCTCCACTACCTGATAATAAACTTGTGTTCCAACTTAATACATATCCATCTGTTGGTTGTGTAGAACCTGACCATAGATGAGTGTTTATAGTACCGTCAAATGCATTGCCACCCATAATGGTTGCACTACCAAAATTAATTGTTGTACCTTGTAAATCAAAAGTTGCACCAGCCGAAGCATTAATTCCTGACCCAATGTCTATAGTGCCTACTGCTATTTTGCCAGTGACACTTACACCATAAGATTCATCTTGAATATTATTTAAACCAAGGTTGTTGACCCATTCATAATCTCCACTACCTGATAATAAACTTGTATTCCAACTCAACACATATCCGTTTGTTGGTGCTGTGCTACCTGACCATAAATGATTATTGATAACACCATCAAATGCATTACCACCCATAATTGTTGCACTACCAAAGTTTATTGTTGTACCTTGCAAATCATAAGTTCCACCAGCCGAAGCATTAATACCTCCTGTACCAATGTCTATAGTGGTTACTGCCATCTTACCAGTGACACTTACACCATAAGATTCATCTTGAATATTACTTAATGCACTACTTGAACCTGTATAACCTACTGAACCTGTAAATCCTACTACACCTTGGTTAGCTAATTCAACCCATTGGTTGCTATTACCATCGTTCATGTAGAAGTATTGAATACCTGTTGCGTCATCAATCCAAACATCGCCAAGTCCTGCTGAACCTGGTGGAGTTGATGATAAACTTACATCTAAATTTCCTTCCGAACCTGTATAACCTATAGCACCTTGATCACCTTTTGATCCACTATAACCAATTGATCCTGTATAACCTAAATCTCCTTTTGAACCTGCAAATCCTGTATCACCTTTTGATCCATCAAAACCTGTATCGCCTTTTGATCCTGTGTAGCCAACTGATCCTGTGTAACCTAAATCTCCTTTACTGCCGGTAAATCCTGTTGCACCATCGGAACCATCAGCGCCTGCTTCTCCTCTACTTCCTGTAAACCCTACTGAGCCGGCATAACCTAAATCTCCTTTTGAACCTGTAAATCCTACATCGCCTTTTGAACCAACATAACCAGGATCTCCTTGATCACCTTGATCACCTTTTGAACCAGTGAAACCTGTAGCGCCTTGAAGACCTTTTGATCCTGTATAACCAATAGCGCCTGCTGAACCTGTATAACCAATATCTCCTTGATCGCCTTTTGATCCTGCAAATCCTGTTGTACCTTGATCGCCTTTACTTCCTGTAAATCCTGTATCGCCTTTTGATCCTGAATATCCTAAATCTCCTTTAGAACCTGTGTAACCAATGGCACCTGCTGATCCTGTAAAACCAATTGCACCTGCTGATCCTGTATAACCTGAACCACCCGATACACTAAACAATGACCAGTTTGCGTCTGCATTAGGAACAGCACCTGTTCCAGCGTCTCTAGCCTGGCCACCTTGTAATTTGTAAGTATAATAATTATCGCCTGTGTATGTTGTTGATCCCGATGTATATGTTGTCTTAACATATACTAACATACCTTCTTGTATTCTAGCACCAGGAATATTTGTTAATGTATCTGTTCCAACACCTGTGATAGAATGTAAAGTACCTCTAATCTCCGTATCAAGTACAATAGGAGAATTAGTACCGGTACTCCATGTACCTGGCCATACGTTTCTGGTTAATCCGTCGTAATTACTAGCCATTAACTAATCTCCACATAAGTTGTACCTGGTTGAAGTGTAATTCCGTATATGTGATATGCTTCATCTGTTAGTCCTGAAGGAGGAGAAGATGGTATTAAATTAATTACACCACCGTCAGTTGTAGCAACATCACTTAATAAAGCTGAACTTGCACCAGTTTTAAATGTTGTTGGCTGCGTAGCAGCATCCCTAACGGCGAACCAAAAAGCACGAGGATTAGAATCAGTATTGTTCACTGCTTGGACGGAAAAATCATGAGTCTGATTGGCCAATTGGTTCGTGTTAGAGTGAAAACCGGTACTCTGAGCATCGTCAATTATATCTGTAAGTGTAGGAGGGGTTCCTGTACTTGCAGTCCAAATCCAAAAACTTGGATATGTAAACGAAGCTGATACGTTGGATGTTGTAGATGATTGATCTACAGTATACGCTGTACCGGTTACATTGGCAGGCCGTGAGAATGTACAAGTATTACTAACTGTACGAGTAGTACCTGTATTGTCCTTATGAATAGGAGTAGTGAACGTAAATGTTCCACTAACATAGCCATTGCCAGATGTATTGTTCAAAGTACCTCCAGTAGCCGAAAGCGAATGTGAACTATTGCTTGAACTATTGAGGCCGCTTACACTTGTACTGTAAGAGGTACTTGAATATGTTTTTAAGAATGTCTTTCCGCTGACATTACTTTTAGATAAACTCATAGACGCTGTTGACCAGTTAACGGAAAAACTTGTATCAGAAGCTGTATATTCTGATTCACTGCCGTCATTGTGATTAAATTTAACTGTTGCGCCTGCTGAGCCACCACTACGATTAGTTGATGTTGATCTAATATATGAATTTGAATTATCTACAGTGAAAGATTGAGTCCAATCTACACCACCTGCTGGTGTTTGTGAAAAACTACCTGCTGTATAATTAGATAAAGTACCGTTAACACTTCCACTTGTTTGAGTGATAGAGTAAACTGAACTTATAAAATCGTTTGTGACATCACTAGGGTTATCTACTGATACAGAAAATCCTGTACAAGGAACATCCCAATTTAATGATGAACTTGGAGTTGATGAAGCTGAAAAAGAAGGAGTAAATGTAGCAAGAGTTAATCTTAATAAGTCATTATGAAACTCTGCTGTTCTTATAGTGCTTGTTGAACCACTTTCTAAAAATCCTGTAAGTGTTCTATAATCTCCTGAAGTTGTGAATACTAATGGTGAGTCTGATCCTGTTCCTGCTGATCCTGTAAAACCAACAAGACCTTGTGATCCTGTAAACCCAGCTACACCTGCTGAACCATCAGCACCGGCAGATCCAGTATAACCAATATCTCCTTGATCACCTTTTGATCCTGAAAAACCAGTTGCACCATCTGAGCCGTCAACACCTGCGTCTCCTTTAGATCCTGAAAAACCAATTACACCTTGATCGCCTTTTGAACCTGTAAATCCTACAGAGCCGTCAAAACCTGTGTCGCCTTTAGAACCTGTATAACCTGCTCCAGCAGAACCAGTATAACCAACTGAACCTGTAAAACCTCCAGCGGGTCCTTGTTCCCCTTTTGAACCTGTAAATCCTGTTGTTCCTGACGAACCAGTATAACCAAGGGATCCTGTAAAACCTACGGCACCTTGTGAACCTGTGTAGCCGTCTGCTGGTCCTCGTTCACCACGTGAACCAGTGAAACCTTGTGACCCGGCGTAACCTCCTGGTGAACCGTCAGCACCTTTATCCCCTTTTGATCCTGTAAAACCTTGTGGTCCTGCTGATCCTGTGTAACCTATTCTTCCTAGGCCGACACGAACACCTGCATTCTTAATTACCGGCATGTGTGAATACTATTCCCCCCTCATTAAAGTCCAAGCATTGACTTTTTTTTACTATTCTGTTATAGTATATTTATAAATAAACTGTAGTGAGTATAACAAAGAATTTTAAATGATTTCTATAGCATTTTTAGACATAATTGGTCTACCATATGATGGCGACACGTTGACAAAGAGAGGTCTAGGTGGTTCCGAGTCTGCAACCATTTTAATGGCCAAGAACTTATCAAAACTAGGGTTTAAAGTCACAGTATTTAATAATTGTAATAGTGATCCTAATCTTGCGAGAGAAGGAACATATGACGGCGTACAGTATCTAGACAACTCTATTTTAGATTACAAAAATGATTTTAAATTTGATATTGTAGTTTCATTAAGAACAATTATACCTTTCTTAGCACCTAATCAATACAAACACTTTGAAGGATATCAACCTCAAAGATACAGACACATTAAAGTAAACGCAAAACATAGAGTAGTTTGGATGCATGATACATTTGCAAACGGCGATCTTATGTTAGAAGATTTATTAGTACAAGGTCATATAGATGAAGTATTTACTTTATCTGATTTTCATTCAACGTATGTTATGAATTGTGATCATGGTAAACGTAGAAATTTTGAAGTATTGAAACATAGATTTTTTCAAACTAGAAATGGTATAGTACAATATCATAATGAAGTTGACATAAGAAAAAAAGATCCATATCTTTATGTGTTCAACGCAGCTTTCACTAAAGGTATGAAACCTTTAGTAGAAGATATATGGCCTATAGTTAAACAAAAAATACCTGAAGCAAGATTAATCTGTATTGGTGGTTTTTATACATTTAAAGATGGACAGATGGACGCTCAAGGTCAAGAATGGTTAAAGATGTCACAAGATCCTAAAAATAAAGAATTAGGAATAGAATTTACAGGAGTTATTAAACAATCTGAAATAGCAGATATAATGGCTAAGGCAAGTTATAAATTATTTCCAGGTGCTTTTCCTGAAACATTTGGTATATCTTCTTTAGAAGCAATCGCATATAACACACCTTTAATCACTACACGTTTCGGTGCTTTAGAAGAAACTGCTGTAGCGTCAGCATGTTATTTAATTGATTATGCTATAGAGCCAAACTCTTTATTTCCATTTATACCTAAAAAGAGACAAGTAGAAAAATTTGTCGGCGAAGTATTAATGGCACATCATAATAGATATTTACATCAACAAAAACAATACGCTTGTAATATGATAAAAGGTATTGTTGGTTGGGACTCTGTTGCTCTACAATGGAAACAACACTTCTACAGAATGTTAGGACATTATTTACCTGTAGATGAATATAGAAAAGTAAGTTATATCAATTCAAGAGTTAGAGAAGTATTTGGTAGAAGATTTACAAATCTAGAAGAAAATTATATACCTAGAAGAAAAGAACAAAAGATTGTTATTATATCGCCTACTTACAATTCAGAAAGATATATTGCAAACTGTATTAGATCAGTTATCTCACAAGATTATGATAATTACGAAATGATTGTAATTGATGATTGTTCTACAGATGATACTTACAACGTTGCCAAACAGTTTGAATCTGATAGGATAAAGGTGATTCGTAATGAAGAAAATAAAGGCGCTGTTAGAAATCAAATAGAGTCTATAAGAAAATATTGTAATGATGATGACATTGTTATGTTTTTAGATGGCGATGATTCATTTATAAATGATAATCAGATATTACAAATGTATAATAATCTTTATGACGGCACTACAGAATTTACTTATGGGTCGTGTTATTCAATGGTAGACAAAATACCTTTAGTAGCACAAAATTATCCAGAAGAAATAAAGAGAAAAAAAGAATATAGAAAATATAAATTTAATTGGAATATGCCATACACACATTTAAGAACATTTAAAGCAGGACTTTTAAATGGTTGTGATGACAGTAATTTCCAAGATGAAAACAAAAAATGGTACAAAGCCGGCGGAGACGGTTCTATATTCTACACACTAATAGAAAAAGCCGATCCGAATAAAGTAAAAGTCGTATCTGATATAGTCTATAATTATAATGATATAAATCCTCTTAATGATTATAAAATTAACAGTGACGAACAAACAAAAAATGCAAATAGGATAATTAACCAATGAAAAAAATATTAATAGCAATTCCAACAAATAAGTATATTGAGCCGGATACATACAAAGCAATATACGATTTAACAGCGCCAGAAGGATTTAAAGTAGAGTTTCAATTCTTTTATGGATATCAAATAGATCAAATAAGAAATTTAATAGCCTCATGGGCTGAACATTATGACTATCTGTTTTCAGTAGATAGTGATATTGCCTTTGATAAAGATACATTAGTCAAAATGGTAAAACATGATGTAGATATAGTGTCAGGTCTTTATATACAAAGAATACCAGGTACACACTCATTAGAAATTTACGAAGCAGGTCCTAACGGCGGTTCTAGACGTATACCATGGGAAAACTGTAAAGACAATCCTTTCTTTGAAATAGTTGCGTGTGGTATGGGTTGTGCTTTGATTAAAGGAGAAGTTTTTAGAAAAGTTGGTTATCCTTACTTCACTTATCACTCAGCACTAGATCACAACAATACTGTTTCTGAAGATGTTGATTTCTGTAGAAAAGCAAGATCAAAAGGATTTAAAATATTTGCTGATACTACAATACGTTGTAGACACACAGGTAATAGTACGTTTCAAGTTGGTCAAATTATGAATAATCGTGATATGTTTGCTGAAACTAAAATACCAACAGTAAATGATTTAGGTCACGATACAACAACATATAAAACGGAAGTTGAAGGCAAAGGTGCCAAAGATACTAGATTTATTGATAAGACTGCAAAAGCAGTTAAAAGAGTATATCCAGGTATTGATCCTGAAACAGGAAAATATGCATTAGAAGTAAACGAAGGAGAAAAATTTACAGGCGACAGTGTTGAATATAATTCATTAGCAGACGCAGTAAAAAGATTAAAAAATCCTATAGGTGCGAGTATGGAGATTGGTGTTAGATTAGGTCTAGGAAGTAAAACTATTATAGACGCATATAGACATCATCACCCTAATACTAGTCTTGTTCATTTAGGTGTTGATCCTTACGGCAATATTGACTATGCAGCTTCTGATAGTGTATTAGCAAGAAAGTTTAACTATGATAATTTAATGAGAAAGACTACATTGATAAACTTTGCTGAAGATTATCCAGAGTTTCATTTAGTTAACTTTGAAGATACTGAATTTATGAAAAGATTTGCTGATGGTTATCCTGTCTATGATGAATATAAAAGAATGGTAGACAAATACGAAATGATACACTTTGATGGTCCACATGATACATTATCTGTTATGAAAGAGGCCGTTTTCTTTAATCAAAGAAAAGCAGATCAAACTGTATGGGTATTTGACGATATTTCTGGATTAAAATGGGCTACTCTAGAAAACTTTATGAATAAAGCAGAGTTTAAACTTGTTCACAAAGGTATGAACAAAGCAGTGTTTGAATATATTAAGTAAAGGCTTTTACTACAGACGGTGTGACAATTGCGATACCCTCTAATAAACGAGTAACCGTACTATCAGTGTGAGTTGCAACAACATCAAAAACCCAACGACCAGCTTTCATAGCTTTTGTTTGATCAGCAGTTAAACTGATAGTCACAACACCTTGAACGGCCATGTCACTTGTACATGTACTAGTAAATAATACTCTAGGGTAAGTAGTTGCATAACCTTGAGCTGCTTTTGCAACCATTGTAAATCCAGTAAGATCAAACGCCGTTCCGTCAGAGTTAGTGACTTCTAGGTCGTAAGTAAAATTGGATCCTTGATCTATTGTTAAGTTTGCTATGCCCGCCATGTAGTTATTTATATAAGGAGAGTTGCCATTTTGTACTAAAAAATGTATACTATATAATATAATGCTGAGAGTCTTTGTTATACTTTTGTTATTGATTTCCAATGCCTATGCGTGTAATTGGGAAGACGATGTTCCTTGTGTAACCATATATCCAAATATAAACAATTCAAATGCACTAGGAGATAAGATAACACCCACATATACAATAACAAAATCGGAAATAGAAAAACACAATCTCATAGACCTACCTAAAGTATTAAATCATATTCAAGGCCTAGACGTAACCCAATCAGGTCCAACAGGTCAACAATCATCTTTGTTTTTAAGAGGTACAAACTCTAATCACACATTAGTTTTATTGAACGGCATACCTATCAATGACTTCTCTACACCCACAGGTGCCCACGATGTTGGTCAAGACTTTATGTTCAATGTTGTACAAGTAGATGTATATAAAGGGTCACAAGGTGCTCATTGGGGAGCAGACGCCGTTGGTGGTGCAATCAACTTTAGAACAACTGTAGATTATGATAAAAGATTAAGTTTATCTGGTAATGGTAATGATAGTACTATTAATGGTAATTATTATACTAGATTAAATGATTTTGATATATCTGTTTCAGCAGGTCAACACAAATCAGAAAATGTATCTGCTTTATCAGGTGCTGACGAGAAAGATGGTACTAATAATAAAACAATAGGTGTTAATGTAAGTAAGTGGTACGATCTTGTACATTGGCGAACAACTTGGTTTGCAAGAAACACACTTACAGATTTAGACGGCCATAATGTTTCTATACAAGACGGAAAATGGGCAGATAATACTTTCTTTGCTTTACAAACAGGTGTTGATTATTTAAATAACAGTTTAACTTTTCATACACATGAATATGATAGAGATTATGATAACTCTCACTATGAAAGTGAAAACTACACTATAAGAGGCACACATCAAAAACAAAAATATGGATTTGGTTTTGATTACAAACATAATGAATCATTAACAGGTCAACATCATAATTTAGGATACTTCTTTAATTTTTCACACAATATATTTTCATATCATCATAGAATTGATGAAGAACACGAAACATATAAATTAGGCTTCTTTAAAGAAATAGAAGATGGTTTAAGTATAAGTGGTAGTACATCAACAAGTTATAAAGATGAAACTACTTGGACAGATATTGAGTATGGTGAATCACAAGAACTAACACTAACTAAAAATAACTTTACAACAACTATATTTAAAAATGATATTGGTAATTTAAATTCTGATGGTATAGAGTTTAGTTTTAAACAAGAGAACTCTAAATTTTTTGTTAGTCATTTAAACAGTAAAACAAACGATAGTGTAAATTTAAGAAGGCCTAATTGGTCTCTTGGCTTTATGCATACGAAAGAATTAGAAAATAATTTTTCTATAACTACCAATTACAAATATAAAGGCAAACATTTAGATGTACACAATTCTAATTGGTCAACTATATCAATGCCTGAAACACACCTATTAGATTTAAATCTTGGATATAATTACTATGGCATAGACTTTGGTATTAGTCTAACAAATGTATTAGATGAAAACTATGAATCACCTCATGGGTTTAATCAAGAAGGAAGAAAGTTTACTTTAGGATTTAATAAATCTTTTTAAGATTGTACGTGTAATTTATTCTTATCTTTAGGGTGTACAAATCCTATTGACTTTCTATCTTCATTAAGTTTATCAGATTTATATCTTTCTATTTTTTCTAAACAGTGTGCTTGAAATTGATAACCTAGTTTAACTCCCAATTCATATACTTTTATAAATCTTTCAAATCGTATATCAAAATCAGAGTTTTCATTTTTCCATTTAAATCCAAACTCACTATCAAATAACTCTCTATGATCAAAATCTAATGGAGTATTTTTAAAAGTCATCATCACGTGGTGCGATATACTAATTAAATGAGAATACTTGGCATAATCTCTTAATAGTTGCAGAGTATCTTCAAACATTTCTTCCGTTTCCGTAGGATAACCGACAATCAGTAAGAACTTCATAGTTATATTCCGCTTTCCGAGATTTTCCACAAAATATTTTATATCTTCATTACTAAATTTCTTTCTCATATGGTCTCTAACTTCCTCATTACCTGCTTCTATACCCATTTCTAGTCCATTGCAACCAGAGTTTGCTAGATTGTCAAAGTCTTCTTGTGAGAAAGTCTTTTTATCTCTTACAATAAACTGTGCCTCCCATTTAATCTTTTTAGGCCTACTTGCTAATTCTCTACATAAATCTCTAAAATGTTTCATAGAGCCATTGATTAATGAATCTGAAAAGTGTATTTTCTTTGTGCCTGTTTGTTCAGATACTTGGTGCATTTCATCAGCGATTTTCTTACCTGTCTTCCATCTAAATTTAGGCCATATACTTGCAACATCACAAAAGGTACAATTTCTAACACAACCTCTTGATCCTGATATTACAAACTTTCTATATTTTTGATGTTGTATTACGTCTGAATAGTCTGGTGGTGGTAAGTCTTCTATGTTCTCTATCTGTACTGGTAATTTTCCGTTGATACCTGGATAATCAAAGTTGCCATTTAAGAACTCACGTAAAGCATATTCTCCTTCTCCTACTATGTAATAAGGAGTTGGCCATTTAATATCAACACCCGAACCACCATAAAATACATTTTCAAATCTTTTACCTAGATTTAAACCATCTTCTTTTTGCATAAAAGAAAATACTGATATACCTAACCATCTAAAATTGTATTTGTTTATTTCTTTTTCTATATTATCTAACGTGTCATACATATGACCGTCAACAACTTTAATTTTGAAACCTAATGGTTCTAGATAACCTTTTAGAAAAGAAGGACCAGGTGCAGGTTTACTTTTGTCCATGCCTGGTAGTGATGTAATAACGGCGTCATAAAGTATATCTTCTTTGATAACTTCTCCTGCTCTAGGCCATCTTTCATCGGCCGTAGGAAATCTATTCTCCATTTGGCAAACCTCCAACAATATGAACACGATTTATTGTTGAACAATTTAACGCCGTATGTTTTTTTGTAGTATCTATCACATATGCTTCACCTGTGGCTGGTATATGAAATCTATCATTATCTAATATCAAAAAACAATGTTCATGTGTTTCAATTGGTATATGTAATCTCTTTGTTAAGTCATTGTGCCATAGATAGCATGATTTTGGTTTCATTCTCATCAATCTCGTTCTAGTAAGTTTATGTTCTTGCATTATACTATTAATGTAAGGTATATCAAAAAGAGGTATATTATAAGTGTGTTCTACGCTATCTATAGCATAGCCATCGCCAGCTCCTTCTTCAGGATTCATATCTTTTGAATACCCTTGTAAGTATAACTGTTTCTTATATTCAGGCAGCGTTGATAACTCTTGTTTAATTTTTTCTAGATCGTATTGATATGTTTTCATTTTTATATCCAATTAATAATTTTTCCAAAATCTGGACGTTTATCTAATATCTCATCATTATATTTTTCAGGTTTTTTATATACTTTTCCTTTACCAATAGTCATAATCATTATAGGACTTGTTCTAATAAATGGTATTGTTTTTGTCCATTTTTTAGGACTATTTGAAAAACATTTTGTATATGAAACATCTAAATTATTTTCCAAACAAAGTCCTGTCAAACATTTTGCAAACATACCAACTTCAATACAATTAGTTGAATATGACTGCTCAAAGTTTTTAGGATCAGTAGCCTCATAATAAACACCGTTTTCTTTATTACCGTTAATTTTTTTATTAGGTGTATCAACAAGTCTATTTGTAAATATCAAAAGATATGGTGCAGTCAATAGACAAAGCAAGTTTTCATTTATTATATGTTTATCATTTTGTAATTTTACGTATAAATCATCGTTTACGTCTCTTTCATTTTGAGTACAAATATCATAAACTGCCTCTTTAATTTCTCTTTGATCTGTACCTATAACATTTACCGTATATGCCATAAGTTGATTTTTTGAAGGTGTGACCTTCCATGTTTTTTGTAAAAGCGATTTTATTAATAGGTCATCTTTAAAATCACTTTCAAATTCTATAACATGTCTTCTTTTACTTAATACTTCATCTATCATTTTTTACTTTTTAATAGTTTTTCTTTCGCCTTTAATTTCCATTTTTTTAACTCTCTTAAATCAAACCAACTTTTAGAATCTCTGGTTGATCTTCTTGTAGTGATTAATTCATTTACTTTCTTTTTTAAATCTTTGTGTGTTTCTTTTATGGTCATAAAGCCTCCATTCTCTATTATACTATTTATATGAGTTATAAATATGCATAACATTGACAAAATAGACAAAAAATGTTATATTAATATATGAGTACATTAAACGTAATAGTGACTTCTAAACCAGGCGATGGTTTAATGCATTATAGCTTTGAACAAGTACAATATCTAAATGATCTAGGTATTAATGCAAAGCTTATAATCATACCTCACTACAGATTTACCAAAGAAACCTACATAGAGGCCTTAACAGAAAAGTATATACATATGAAAAATGTATATTTTGATTATGAAGAAGCTGATGTAAATTTAATCATGGGTAGAAGTATGTTAACTTTGGCATATAAAAGTATTAAAGATTATGATAAAGATACACAATTGACTTTACGTTTATTATTTAAGAAACCTCTCATATCAGTATATTCAGAAAACCACCCTAAAGAATATCCTTTAGCACTAGAATTTTTTAAACCAGAAAAAGTAATTGACTTATGCGACCATGAAGTTTATACTAATGGTGTTGGTAGACAATTTGAAAAGATTATTAACTACAGTGTATATAAACCTATAGTCAGAGACGTTAAGTTTAAATATTTGTTTTTAGGCACAAACGAAAGTTATTATACTGAACTAAAAAAACATATTCACAAATACCAAAATCATGGTATCTTGGCATACAAAGATAAGTACATAGATCATAATCTAAATCATATATTTGTACCTGTAAAAAATTTATTAGGTATGTTTGATACTTACGTTTACACTAAACATACATTTGATCCGGCACCAAGATTAATGCAAGAGTGTCGTTTCTTTGGAATGAATTTTATATATGCAAGAGATAAAAATATTAAAGACGCAGGACCTATTTACTATAAAAGACCAGCAAACTGTCTTACTGATCCTGTTAACAAACCAAATATAGAAGTTATTATAAAGGCAATGAATGACATACTTTAAACAAAGACGTAGATTAAATTTAGACGTGACACATAGGTGTCCTCTTGAATGTCCTAATTGTCAAAGACAAACATCTTTTACTAATAACGGCCTAGTACCACATGGTCGTGACTTAACTATAAAAGAAATTAAAATGATTGCAAAGTTTTTTAAAGATGTTGCTTTTTGTGGTCAGTTATCTGATCCTGTACATCACCCTAAATTTAATGAGATAATGAAAGAACTAAAAGATGTGCCAGAGGTATTTGTTCATAATGCAGCTACAGCTAAACCTATGTCTTGGTACATTAAATCTTGGAAAGCAAACCCTAAAGCAGTATGGATTTTTGCTTGTGACGGTTTACCAAAAGATAGTCACAAGTATAGAAAAAACCAGGATGGGGAGAAGATGTTTGAGATAATGAAAGAAGCAAAGAAACATTTGTTAAGTACACCAGTATGGCAATGTATAAGATTTAATTATAATGAAAATGATATTGAAACATGTAAAAAAATGGCTGAAGATGAAGGATTAAGTTTTATATCTGTAGAGTCTTCAAGGTGGTTAAGTGATGACGATCCTTTTATGCCAACAAAAGCTTTAAAAACTAAAAACGATGTCTATAAAAATTAAACCTAAATGTCTGCCTGATCCAGACAATAAAAGTTTTGTACCTATGCCTTTGGCGATAGATAACAGAGGTCATCTATTACCTTGTTGTTGGTGTGATCACCCTAAAACAACAAAAGATGAAAAGTATCAACCTCTTTACAAAGTCAGTAAGTTAGAAGATCATAATAGTATAGATGATATACTAGATCAGAAAGAATGGAAGAAGTTTGAAGATGACTTGATCCAGGCTAGAGATATAGGAGACAACATAAATAGTATATTGAAAACGTGTCTTCATCATTGTAAAGCGAGACAAGAAGATGACGCAGTAAAAATTGAAACGTATTTTGAAAAAGGTAAAAAAGTAGCAAAGGATATAAAATAATGGACGCATGGAAATATGAATATGAGCATGACAAAGAGAACTATACTAAACTCTTTGATGAATGCATGAAAGAAAATCAGGAACAAAACATAGAGTTTCTAGAAAAAACAATCACAAGTATAATACCAAGAAAATATGCCGTTGCATGTCAAAACGGTACAGACGCTTTAATGTTTTCTTTAAAATGTTTAGGTGTAAAACCAGGAGACGAAGTATTAACTACCAACTTTTCGTGGATATCAACAGCTTCTTGTATATCTATGGTAGGTGCAACACCAGTATTTTGTGATATTGATCCATACTCTTTTCATATCACACTTGATAGTATTAAACGTATGTATTCAGACAAAGTAAAAGCAATTGTCTATCCACATTTATTTGGTAGTATGTCAGATGTGACAGAGATACTAAAATTTTGTAAAGAGAAAAACATAGCATTTATAGAAGACGCAGCTCAGGCTATAGGTTCTAGTCTTAATGGCACTAAAGCAGGTACTCTAGGAGAATTGAGTACAATAAGCTTTAATGCAAACAAAACGATAGGTGGAATCGCCGGAGGTGGTGTGGTATTGACAGATAACAAAGACTATGCTAATATGTGTATCAAGTTAAGAAAACATGGTAACCATGAGATACTAGGATACAACTCTAAAATGTTATTCTTTAATGCAAAGTTTATAGATTATAGATTAAAAAAACTAGATCAGTATATTGAAGCAAAACAAGCTATAGCAAAAAAATATGATGAACTATTAGATGGTTACGTGTATGTACATAAACCAACTAATGGTCTTAATCATACATATCATAAGTATATTATAAGATTTGATGAAGGAGATCCAGTTGAAGGTGGCGAGGCAAGAGATAGAATAAAACAAAAGATAGGTGCTCAAGTACACTATGAAAAACCTATTTCGGAAAGACCTATGTATAAAAACATAGAACATAGAAGTGACAACTGTAAAAACGCAAAAGTTGTCAGTGAGACGATATTAACACTGCCTATTCATCCATGGTTGGAAGATGAAGATATAAATAGTACGTGTAATTTATTATTAAATAACCTATGATTGAAATTATAACAAGTCCTGATCTAGACAAAATTAATTATATAGATAATAATGGTAATCCTGTTTCTGTCTCTGATCAAAATCTTATAAAAACTTGTCAAATGATGAAAAGAGCATTAGGCACAAATGACATCTTTGACGAAAGTTTGATAGATAAAGAACATGAACCGGTTTATGAGTATATTGTTGAAAAAACATATACAATGCCTGAATACGATTATGGACCTTTAAATTTTAAAGAAGGACCTAAACAAAAATTAAAGATAGCTTTTAATAAGTTATTCTGGAGTAAAATAAAATGAAATTTGATTTAACATACGTACAAAAAAACTATTTAGCAATAGATTTCTTTTTATCAATGTCTTGTAATAAAGACTGTCACTATTGTACAAGCTATACTCTAGAAATGAGAAACTTAACAGTAGATTTAGATTTTTTAAGAGAAACATTAAACGCATTAAGTAAATATAAAGTTAGAATATGTTTACTTGGTGGTGAACCAGGCTTAATTAAAAATCTACGTGAAGTTATTGCAATGATAAAAGAATATCCTAATTTTATATGTTCAGTATTATCTAACTCTTTTGTAAGAAAAAGATATCCTGAAATATTGGAAGATCCAGAAATCTTATATGTAGAACACTTGACATTAGATTTTTATCCAGACAAAATTAAAAAACTAGGTAATTATGATTATTTCGGAGAAAACGAAATGAACAACTACAATGTAGTACTTAAAACACCTAATTACTTTAAATACGTAGAAAACTATCCAGATTTTAAAAAGAAATTAGATCACAAAAACACCATGTTTAAGGCGTTCAATGGTAGAACACCAACAAAAGGTGATGTGTTAGCAGTACACGAACAAGCGGCTGAAATAGATCGTAAAATGTGTGCCGCTTTTCCTATGGTACCTGTTATTGACTTTGAAAAAAGACATATAGTACACTGTAGTAAAAAATTTGCAAACAACACTGAATTGTCTAGGTCTTTTCCTATGACAAAAGAAAATATTGATAAGATGATGAACTTTCAGTTATTTAAATACGAAAAGTATTGTGTGACATGTAAAGAGTATGTACAACCGAAAGGACATTTTCCTATTGAGAAGTATAGTAATATATTGAATGTATAATGAAAACAGATTTGAGCGATATAACAGACCATCAAGAAACTAGGTTAGAATATATTAATAAGATTACAGAGGTACTAAAAGAAGTATACGATCCTGAAATCTCTACAGATATATACACACTTGGTCTAATATATGATGTTAAGGTAACTGAAGCAAGACACGTGTTTGTTTTAATGAGTTTAACGTCTGCCTTTTGTCCGGCGGCAGATCAAATAGTAAACAATGTAAAGATGAATGTTGAAAGTATTCCAGGACTAAAATGCAATGTAAGAGTCACGATGACACCTCAATGGACAAGAGACATGATTGATCCAGAGATTAGAGGTTTGTTAGGACTATAATAAATAAGATAAGGAGAAATGAAGTGAAGAAAATTTACGCTGTTGCAATAAACTTACATGATCACAATACTTATGATGGCGAATATCATAATCAACGTGAAAGACATACACGTTTCAAACATAATTTACCATACAGAGCAGAAGCTTACGATCATCAATCAGATATATTAAATCCTGGCGATTATACTCTCAACGATCAATTTTTAAAAGAATATTTACATAAACCGGAAGACGGTGTTCTAGCATTTACATACACATATGGTGGTGTAAGAAAATCAAAAGAAGAATTATGGAACGGCATATTCAAAGGTCACGATGAAATCTTTGATTATGAAGTTAAGACATTATGGCAAAATCATTATAAAGATGGTATCTATTACATAGATCATCATCAATCACATGCCGCTTATGCATTTTTAAATTCAGGTTACAAACAAAGTGATGTACTTGCAATTGATGGTATTGGCTCAAGATATAGATGTTTATTTTTTGATAGAGACGGTAACGCAACTGATCTATCATCAAAACTTCCTATCGGTTGGTTATGGAATCATATGTCTAACTTAACAGGATTTGGAACATTAGGTGCAAGTAAACTTATGGGAAAAGTTGGTTATGGTAAACACAGCGATTACTATTACAACGTACTTACACAAATTTTAGAAGGACCTATTTTAGAAAGAAAATATCCAGAATGGAAACAAATAAAAATTGCTGAACACGGTATAGATGATTTAGCATACACACTACAAGAAATAACAATGGAAAGAATTAAAGAACATGTCTATCCTTTAAAAACTTCCGACAACTTATGTCTTGCTGGTGGTGTTGCATACAACGGTTATTGTAATGAAATGTTTACTGAAAAATGGGATAATGTATTTGTTCCACCTGCAATTGGTGATGAAGGCCAGGCTATTGGTGCTTATCAACATGCTGATTATACAATCAATGGTAATGTACATAAGTCTAACTTGTATGCTGGTAAATCATATGACTGGTATAAAGGTGATGAAAAATTAACTTCATATAAAGAAGTAGCACAAGCAATCGCCGATGGCAAGATAGTAGGTTGGTTTCAAGGTAAATCAGAAAGTGGTAATAGAGCATTAGGTAATAGAAGTATATTGGCTGATCCTCGTAATCCAGATATAAAAGATATTATTAACAGTACAATAAAAATGAGAGAAGACTTTAGACCATTTGCACCTGCTGTTTTAGAAGAACACTACAAACAATATTTTGATACTAATTTACCTAGTCCTTACATGTCTAGAATATGTAAAGTAAAACCAGAAATGAAAAGTGTAATACCAGGTATCACTCACGTTGATGGTACGGCCAGAATACAAACAGTTAACAAAAACGATAACAGTAAATTCTATGAAGTAATAAGAGAGTTTGGAGAAATTACTGGTGTACCTATGTTGCTTAATACAAGTTTTAATTGTCAAGAACCTATTGTAGAAACACCAGAAAATGCAATGAGAACATTTAAAAAGACAGCATTAGATATGTTAGTTATTAACGATTATATTTACAGAAAATGATTGATTTAGAAATATTAAGAAATATAATGGCAGAAATTAGGGAGAATGACGACCTATTAGATTCGTTAAGTCCTAATCAATTCAACACTAAACTAAAACTTGTTGAAGCAGTAAACAAATTAGATTTTTTAAATAAAGATTCAAAGATAGTTATATTTGGTAGTTGGTATGGTAGTATTTTAATACCTGCATTTTATCACAAAGTAAAACAAATAGTATGTGTAGATACAGACGCACAAGTAATTAGTAGATCAAAGTATAGAATATTTAAAGATTGGAATATAGATTGGATTACAGGCGATGTATTTGAAAAGTACAGAGATCAATACGATAATGTTGATTTGTTTATTAATACTTCTTGTGAACATATGAAACCAATGAAAGAATGGGGACCAGCACCAATAATGAAAAATCCTTGGTGGGGAAGAACTTCGCCAACACACTTTGCTTTTACATCAAACAATATGTATGATATTGAAGGACATATTAATTGTGTTGATACAATAGAAGATTTTAAAAAACAATTACCTAGTAATGCAACTGTATTATCAGAGGAAAAGGTAACAGATTACAGAGGTACAAGATTTATAATAGTAGGAAAAATGGAAGGTACTCCTGATCCGATTATGTCATGGGAAGAGGCGAAAAGTGAAAAGAAAAATATTTAGTTTATACATTAATATTCCAAAAGAAGAATTAGATACGTTTGATGAGCATATCAAGAAAAAGGATGCCGAGTTTACAAACTATAATACTAAAAACGAATTTGAAAAGAACTACCAACGATTAGTAGATTGTAAAGTAGAATACGCCAAGAAAATAGGTGTAGATTTTACTATGATAGAAAATGATACAAAGTGTGGTAGTTTAAATACTAGTTATGTTGATTATTACAAATGGATGAGAGAATTTTATCCAGAAATTACAAGTTATAATATAGTTAACTTTTTTAAAATACATTTACTATACGAATTTGCTAAAGAGTATGACGAGGTTTTATATCTAGACTTTGATGTTGTACCTAATACAGATCAAAACTTTTTTGAAGTATGGGACTTATCAAAAGGTGTGGCAGTTAAGAACAATAACGAAAGAGTAAATCCTATTCATCTAATAACAGAAAATACACAAACAATAAGAAGTCCTAACTCAAAATTTTATAATGCTCAGGCGATGTTGATAGAAAAAGGATTAAGTCCTAAAAATGATGTTATCAATACAGGTATAGTAGGTATTAGTAAACAACATTTAAAAGAATTAGATTATTTCACAGATTTTAAACAAACTTTAGACCTTATGACAAGTCTTATAGGACAAGATGATTTCTTTCCTAAAAAGATTGCAAAATACTTTGGTTACGATAACGAAACAATATTTGCTGTTAAATTAAAAGAAAATAATATACCAGTACAATGGTTAGATGATGACTGGCATTATTTCTTTGATACACAAGGATTTGTTCCTAAATCGGCTCAACTGATACATGCTATTAACAAAAAGTTTGATATAATCTGGAGAAGTATAGATGATTAAAATATGTACTGTATATTTCAAAGGCAAATATACACCAGACTATGTTGCTAACTTTTATGATGGACTGAAAAGAAACAGTACAATACCTTTTCAATCTGTTTGTTTAAGTGACGACCCTAACGTAAAGGCTGATGTAGTATTACCATATAATCATCATAGTAGTGTTGTAAAACACTGGCACAAACTAAAATATTTTAGTCCTTTATTTGGTGGCCAACAACCAGGCGATGAGATTATTATAATGGATATAGATCAAGTTATCGTAGGTAATGTAGATGATCTTATAGGTTATCCTGTTGGTAATGATGAGTTAGTATCATATGGTGTTTGGTGGAATGAAAAAACACACTCTGACAATTATAATGATAATAACATATTACCTTTAAATGGTGGTTTTTACAAGTTTAAATCTGGTGAATTTAAGCATGTATGGGATGATTTTGCACTTAATCCTGAATATTGGCAATTACATTATTACAATTCAGGTAAAGTACACTTTAAATACTATGGCGAACAAAACTATGTTGATTGGAAAATATTTGAAAAGAAAAGTAAACTTACATTAATGCCATCTGAATGGCTAGGTAAATATACAGAGAACAAAGATCATATGGTGGGACTTAATAAAATATATGCAAAAAAATTTAATACAGATTATATGTTATTAGATGAACCTAATGAGAAATTAAAGGTTGTACACTACACAGGTCCGAATCGTGCCATACACAATCTACCAGAAAGTCCACTTTATAAGATATGGATAAATAACTAGTATGAATGAAGAACAGAAAAAAAAATTTGAACAAAAGTTAAAGGATAAAAAATTATGGTTCTGTCCTTTACCTTTCACACACGTATTCTCTAGTTTAAGTGGTAGATATGCACCTTGCTATGACGCACTAGCAAGAACTGGCCACAATATGGAAGATACAACTATCAAAGAATGGTATACTTCCGAATATCAAAACAGATTAAGAAAAGAAATGTTAAAAGAAGATTGGGATCCTAAATTCTTTAGACATCATTGTACAGGTTGTTGGAAACAAGAACAAAAATATGGTCGTTCAGATAGACAAAAATATACTGAACAAATACTAGCAGGTACATTTGATAGTAAAGTACCAGAACTATTAAGAGCTGTTCAAAAATTCATAGATGAAGGAGATATAAAAGATTTTGACGAAAGAATACTAGACATTAAAATGAAAATGTTTGGTAATGCTTGTAATCTAGATTGTTATATGTGTACACCAAGAAGTGCTAACACTAGAACTCTATCATTAAAAAAATTATCAAAAGTATACGATCCAGATTTAGATCCTAAAGATGGCGAAAGAATGAATACTATGAAACATGATGATGAAAAGTATCTAGATGATATCGCCTCTGTAGCAAAGTATACTAGATCAATCAAACTAATTGGTGGCGAACCTTTAGTTATGGTAAATCATTATAAACTATTAGACAAATTAGTAGCAACAGGTTATTCAAAAGGTATAGATTTGATATACAAAACAAATTTATCTGTATTTGATATGGAAGGATATAATTTTAGAGATTACTTCCCACACTTCAAAGAATTTGTTATGAAAATATCTATAGACAGTTATGGTAAATATAATGATTACATTAGAAAGAAATCTGATTGGAATCAACTTGTAGAAAATATGAAGTTAATGAGATCAAGAAGAAATGCAAGAGTTAATGTTCACTCTGTAATATCTTTCTTATCTGTATTAGAAAACTATAAGTTAATTGCAATGTTAAAAGAAATGGGTATACAACATACGTTTTATATTATTGAACACCCAAGAATATTACAAGTAAAGAATTTGCCTAAAGAAATTAAGGAAAAACTAAAACCACTATACAAAGGTTATCCTAATATTCTAAAGGCACTAGACAAAGAACAAGACTTGGAAGAATTTGTTAAGACTATTGAGTATTGTCAAGATTTAGATAAAAATGGTTTTAGTAAAAGAGAAGGCCACGACTTGTTTGAACTACATCCGGAGTTAGAAGAACATTATTTAAAAGCTAAGAGAGAAACGAACTATTAAGGAGAAAAAATGAAACTTACATATGGTAATCAAACTATTGACTTATTTGATGAAAAATATTTTCCTGATGGAGCACCTGAAAAAGCAGTTGTGTCTTTATCTGGTGGCTGTGATTCATCTTCATTAGTTTACTTAATTGGAACACATTTTCCAAATACACAAATCTACCCTTTTCATATGAAAGATGAAGATGGTACAATAGATACAGAAAGAGCAATAGACGTACATAAATTTTTACAAGACACCTTTTCTACTGTTAATGATTTAAAAATTTTTACAGTAAGAACATCTGATCCTGAATGGCAAAAGAAAGCCGAAGAAGCAATGGCCTCGCCAAAAGGAAAGATTATGGTAAATGGTAAAGAGCAATCTATGTGGAGAACAAAAAATGGTTGTTCAAAGGCCTTACAAAACAGAAACGCTAGATCAGTTATGTCTGTTAAATATGGTGTACCATCAACTGTTGCTATGACTTGTAATCCTCCTATTGAAGTACAAAAAGAAAGAGGATTTTATGATGTCGCTGAAAGAAAGAGAGATCCAGGAGATACTGGCGCCAACGTTATGGATAATATTCCTGCTGGTGGTCAAACTTATGCACCTTACTTACGTGTTGATAAAAAATTCGTAGCAGGTGTATTCAAAGAACATAATCTAATGGATACTTTACTTCCTAAAACTAAATCATGTGCCTGGTCAACTACACTAGAAACTTGTGGTAAGTGTTTTTGGTGTAATGAAAAAGAATGGGCGTTTGAGGATGAGAAGAATAATAGCCTGTAGATTCGGTAATAAGTTTACTCAATGGCATGTTGATAACTTAAAATATATGATAGATTTCCATTCTGGAATATCTTATGATAGTTTTGAAGTTATTGAAAATGACATTTATGGTAATTGGTATAACAAGTTTCAAATGTACGATAAGTTTAGAGACGGAGAAAACTTATACTTTGATTTAGATGTTATTATATGGAAAGAACTACCAGATTTATTCAGAAAAGATTTTACACTATTAAATGACTTATGGTGGAGAGAAGAAGCTCATACACCACTTAACTCAACTATCGTTTCATGGACAGGTGACGTATCTCATATATGGGATAAGTTTAAAGAAGATGAAGATGTCTATTTAGAAAAATACGACAGAGGTAGTGATGAATTTTACTATAGAGAAATAGAATACAACTGTTATGACAAAGTTTGTCCTTCTATAAAAAATCACATGTATGAAATACCACCAAAAGAATTTAGTATTTGTACTTTAGGTCAAATGAACCACCTACTAGAACCAGGTTGGCAAGGTTGGTGGTCAGATTATATTATTCCGCACTATAAAGATCAATAGCACCTTTAATTAATTCTAATCTAGTTTTAGATTTTCTTAATGCTTTCTTAGCTTCAAGGTTTGTTGAATCTTTAATCTTATCTATTTCAAATACAGCAATTTTCAAAGCAAACATTTCGTCTTCGTCTGCCTCTTTATCATTGAATAGTAAATCTAAAATCTTTGTAGGATTTTGTTGATCTGTTTGAACTAAGCCCTCATCTTTTGCAACTTGTAAAGCAAATTCTTCAAACTCTTTTCTTTGTTTTTCATTATGATGATATGTTGCCTCATGTATTTTATCAACATCGGTAACTGTCATCAAAGCTTTATATTGCCATGAGTTTTCATCAAATTCAATATGTGTAGATGTTAAAGAACTTCCTTTTTCGTTAGTAATTACTTCTATCCACGTTCTATCACTGTTTGTAAATCTAGCTTCAACAAAGTGATCTTTTAATAAATGTTCGCCGTAGCCAACTGGTTTATGTTCAAATGATTTTATTTCACTGGACATTTTTGTTCTCCTTTATATAATTGTATAGATCACATTTAGGTGACCAATTTAATTTATTTAGTTGTTCGTTGTTTGCTCTGTTATCTGTACGTTCAGATTCGTTCCCTATCCGTTTCTCACATTGTATACCATTATGATCTAATAACTCTAACAGATTATAGGATTTTCCACAACCAACATCTAATATTCCTTTGTAATCACTCCACATCAAAGTGTTTATCGCATTTAACACATCTTCTATATGTACAAAATCTCTCGTATGATTAGTATGTACAAATGGTACATCGTTTCTTAATATTCTTGGTATTAACATATGCTCTCTTGCACCTGGTCCGTATACTGTTGTAAATCTCATGCCAACACTATTCTCTGGTGCTAAACGTTCTAAAGAAAACTTACTCATAGCGTAAGGGTTTCTCCAAGGCTCTACAGCCGTTGATGAACTTGCATATAGTATTCTTGTATTTGGAAAATACTCAAATAATCTTTGACCTGCAATTACATTGTTTGTCCAGTATTCTGTTGGTCTATCTAAACTGTCTCTAACTCCCGAGAGACCAGCAAGATGTATAACCATATCAACATCGTATTTGAGGTCACAACTTACTAAATCATTACCTGATAGTAAGTCAATTGGTATAACTTTGTGATTGTTTTTTTCTAAAAATTTGTGTAGGTGTTTGCCTATAAAGCCTTCACTGCCTGTTAATAATATATTCATAATTTTATTTATGTCACAATTAAGTGACTAGTTTTTAAACGCCAGCGCCGTGTACTGTTTTTAATGTAGTACCTGAACTGTTTTTAATTAATAATGTAGATAATGATTTCAATTCAGTTGAACTAATTGCGTCATTAGCCATCATACTTTCACTAACTAAATCAGTTGATCCAGTTGTTATAATTTCTCCTGTTGCACTTGGAAAAGTAATTGATTGTCCGTTCAATGTACCATTAACTGTTAAGTTGGTAACCGTCACGTTAGTTGGAAACGCCAACGTCACTGTATCTGGACTTGAAACTGTAGCAGTTATTTGATTACTTGTACCTAGAAAAGATATAGTATTACCTGGAGCAATCAACTGAACTGTTGAACTTGCGTCTCTTATGTAATGTCCTTCTCCAGTACCTATTTGAGCAGATAACTCTACAACTGCACCAACAACAGATGTTGCTGAAATACCAGCAGCTGATAAAGCAGCTGCGTCACCAAAATCATTAGCCGCTAAATCATTAAATTGCGTTCTAAATGTTTCTAGTGTATCGGTTACTGCTATGTTTTTAACTGCCATTATTTTTTACCTTTCATACTATTTTTAATTTCAAATAATTCTTTCTTTAAGTTATTTATCTCTTTACAAAGACCTCTTATTGTATCAGCACTATTTTCTCTAGCCTTAATTCTTTTCATATAGTTGTTGTATTCTGCTCTATTAGTATTAATAATAGCCTTTGTATTAACGTCTCTTACTAAACTTTCAAAACCTTCAACTTTTAATATAGAATTTGCCATATTATTATACTGCCAATGCAATACCTCTTAAATCTTTAATTACAGGTGGATAAGCAGAGTTTGTTCCTTTCATAACAATTTTTATTTGGAAAGTACTAAACTCATTTAGACCACTTGCACTATATTTGTATTCTTTAAATGTTTCATCATCTTGAGCTGGCGTCACTGTAGTGTCTTCTTCGCCTGCTGAATTAAAAGGCGTCCAGCCTATGTCATTTATATTTCTTGCTTCTTCAGATGATGATAATCTGTAGTAAACGAGGACACTAGAAGTTGATCTTACGTTTTGAGTTAATCTTACATCTAAAGCAGTTGACAAGTTTTCTAACACAATTGGTTTAGTCACATAAACACCAGCAGATGATGTGCCTGTGCTTTCTTCATCACTTACGTAATCAGGTGTATTACCTGTAGTACATGAGTTTAATCTATTTTGAATTGTGTATGCACTAATTCTTTGCAAGTCTAATACTGGCGAAAGTTTAGTATTGTTAGTTGTCATTGATAAGTTTACAAATAAAGATTTACTTCCTGACATTTCATTTGTTTGATTTATATCACTTGCAACCATATTTGGTGCTGTGAAGTAAATATTATCATTTGCTATAACTGAAACTGCACTACTTGATGGTGTTAAACTAAACTCTGTTTCTGAACCGTGTACAGATTTACCTGTAGTTGGTCTCATAGAGTAAGCAATGCTTGTTCCTGGAACTGTCGCTGTAGATAAGTTTAAATTTAATAAATCATATAATCTATTTTGAGTTGCAGTCACAACAGTACCCCCTATATCTCCTGTTGCATTTGCCGTACCTGTAGTTGTTATATCATAGCTATCTAAAGTGACGTTTGAAATACTTGTGTATGTTCCGTTAATGTCTGAATGAGCAATACCATTGTAAGTACCTGAAGGAACACCAGCAATTGTGACATTGTTTGATGTACCATGCATTCCATGATTTGGATGATAAACTCTAATTACGCCTGAACTATTTGTTGTTCTTAACGGATTAGTTTTTAATGTTCTAGTAGGTAAAGTGTCATTGCATAATGTCACTGTACCAGTCACGTTTTCAAATTCTGCTCTCTTTATTTTGAACTTAATGTCCTCGTTTTGTTCAGCCGTCCAAGTTGAACCATTCTGTGATTTAAATAGAACACCAGCATACGGTTGTTGCGATATTGTTCTATCTGAATTTATTACTCTTTCTCCTAATCTACCAACATAACAGTTGTAATTGTTAGTATTTGCCATCACAACAAAACAGTATTCTGTATTTTCTTGTAAATAAACTGGACTATCAAAAGTAAATGTAGTAGCCGTTGTTGCGTCTGTACTTGTATTTACTGAACTTGGATTTAAAGTTTTTTCAGAAAAAGGAACTATTCTTTTTCCTGGATATCCGTTTACCACTTCTCTAATTTGTACTGTTACCGGAATATTGTCGTCTTTTGAACTGAAATATAAATCAAGTGATGTTAAGAAAACTCCACCTGGATCATCAACTAAAAATGTTTGTGCTAATGGATCAGTCCAACCTATTGTAGTTTCTGTAATTCTTGTTCTTGTTTGTGTACCTCTACTTACTGTTTCTACTGTACTTTCTCTAACTGTTCTAGGCTCTCTTGTAGAAATAATTGTTTCTTGTACAGTTTCTAAAGCACCTTTAGCAAGATAATCTGCCTCACCTGAAGTTTCAACAGCCGTACTTAAATTATTTGTAGATGAACTTGTTAATCTGAATACTCTTTGACCTGTTCTCCATCTAGGATTACTACTAGTTTTTGGATCAGGTATTGCAAACGTTCCTGAAACTGCACCATTAATATCTGTAACCAAGTTGCCACCTAAAGAACCACCATTTGGTGTCACATAACTTGTTATATCAATATTATCAAAGAAAGGATATACTCTTGTTTCAGGTTTTAATCTTGTTGCGTTGAATGTTAATGTTCTACTTCTTATGAAAGGAACAAAACCAACACTAACAACTCTGTCGCCAATTGAATTTCTTACTACTTGTGGAACTATTCTTGTTCTTACACCTGTTCTTGTAGCAGACATTTGACCTCTACTTGTAATTTCTTCTCGTCTGAATATTCGTCTGCCAGCTCTATGGTTACCCATATTTCGTCTGCCGATTTCAGTTGGTGTTCCTGACCAAAACTCTTGCCAGTCATTCCATACAGTACCAATCTCAACACTTGTTAAGTTTGGATTTCCTAAATTTTGTACTAGTGTGTCAAAACCACCTGTTCTATTAACAACCAATTCAGGCGCTCTTTCAGTTTCTTTCCACTCATCACTTGGTGGTGTTAATTGAATACTACCTGTCCATGAGAATACGTCAAATGGATTTACGTTAACAAATTTACTTGCAAAAGGTTGATCTATTAAAGTTGTTTCAGTATAAGGTAAAGTTAAACAATCACCTGTTTTTTGATAATTAGCTGCTGTTCTATCAGCCGCTGTAATTGTTGTACCATCATCATCAGCTTCAATTAACTGTACAGCGTCCTCATTAAACATAGGTCTCATTTCACCTCTTGCCATATCCATAGCAGCTTTGTAATCTAAATTTCTTACATCACCAACACCATGACCTGTAAAGTTATCAACTATGAAACCATTTTTAAATCTATCAAAACCATCTGCGTCTTGTACTTGTAAATTTTGTGCTTCCATTTCTAATAGTGACAATTGAGTATAGTATTCTAAATTTTCTATTCTATTCTCTAATTTACCAATGTCTCTCATAGTATATCTTTGATTGTCAACTTTAGTAATAGTAATATCGTCTGTATCTAATGTATATGCTGGAATTTCTAGTGTGTATAAATGCATTGCACCATCTAAACTTTTCGGTGCTTGAGGTACTAATGCACTAGCTCCTTTTGCAACTTTAAAACTACCATCTTTATCTAAAAATATTTTATCTATTCTTGGTAAATAATATTCTAAATCTGAAGTTATGTCTGTACCAAATTTAGCAACGTCAACAACTGAAGCGCCAGCACCGTTAAAGTATCTGTCTTGTTCTCCTTTATTAACTGTTGAAGCGTCATCTACTCTTGGTCTAAAATCTAAACAGTCTCTTAACTCATAAGTTTTTCCTGTAGTGTCGGAAGTATGAGAAGGTATATTTGCATAATCAACAGCACCTGAATAACTATCTACTGTAAATACATCACCTGAACCATGAGAGAAGTAATCATAAAGTATTCTAATTGAACCTGTTGGCTCTAAAGCACCTTTTTTCAGTGTAATTCTACCTATATCGTAGAAGTTATCTCTTTGGCCATTATCTAAATCGTATCTATCTGTAATATCTACTTCACCACTATTATTGTATGTACCAAAAGCAGTTGCCATTTTTATTGATACTATTCTGTAGATATCAGAATTAATTAATCTAATACCACCTTGTTTTTGAATCTCTGCTTGTGTTTCAACTTCTAATAATTTATTAGTGTTTAAAGTTTTTGATTTTTCTTCTACAACTGATCTACTAACAGTTGCTAAAATTTTAATTTTGTGATTTGCAAAGTCAGAACCAAAATCTAATATTAAAGACTTACCTGATGGCGAACCACTTAATGTGAAGATTGGATCTCCTTCATGGTTATTACCACTTAAAGATAAGAAATCTCCAGCCCCACCTGTTCCACCAGAACCAGTTGTCATAATTGAAACTGCATAATCTTTTTCATCTAAAGAAACAAAAGTTTCATTTGTACCTGCTGAAATAGTTGCGTCACCGTTTGAACCTAAAGTTTGAGTAAAGTGTCTTCTTACTTTGAAATTAGTATCACTAGCACCAGAGTTTGAAGTTGTCTTTAATGTTTTAACTGTTTCATATGGTAATTCAAATAATGCAACGTTCTTATCAGTTTCTTTTAGTGTTGTTCTATTTCTATTTGCACTTGTTTTATTTGATACGTCTGAACCACCAACGTTAGATGTTAATTGTAAAGAAGTATCTGAAATTATTGCCTCAACAATTTTTGTTATTGAAGTACCTGCGTCTGTAGTAAATGTAATTGAGTCACCAATTCTTAACTCTGTATTAAATCTAGTACCAAATCCTGTAATTGAATTACTAGAGTTTGCTACTGATATTGTACCTGAAATTTGTAAACTTTCTCCGTATGTGTTATCTAAAGCAGTATCCGATGTGTATACACATTGAGAACTAGCCATACCAATTTGTTTTGTAGATGAGAAATCGTATGAAGTAGCACCTTTATAACCTCTAACGTCTGCTTGAATAGTCGCTGTGTTTCCTGTAATAGCACCAGTAATTGTTTCTCCTGGTGTAAATGTTCCTGATACACTAGATAAAACAACAACAGTGTGATCTGCTGTACCACCACTTGCATATGCACTGAAACCAGAACCATCTACATCTAATTCAAAATTTGAACTAGTTGGATTTTTAACTGTATAAGTGTTACCATTTAATTGTGTCATACCAACAACACCGTTAATTTGTACTTGTTGTCCATCTTGTAAAGTGTTTGAAGAAGTTATTACTACAGGATTGGCTTGTGTTGCACCTGTGATTACATGAGCCACAGGACTAGTAATATTTTCACAAGTACCTTTAGCGCCTGAAGTGCTTCCTGTAATTTCTTCTCCAGATCCAAATGGTTGATTTTTAGGACAATTTAAATGTGTAAACATTACTATGTCAAATAGATAATGTTTGAATATATTTGTTGTTGTACCTCCACTAGAAAAGAAACCACCAACTGCTGATCCGTTAGCATATTCAAATCCTCTAGACTTAGCACGACCAATTGTAGTTATGTTAGAACCTGATCCTGCATTTTCTGTTCCTCTTACTGCTGTTGCTGTACTATATAAACCTACTTTTTTAAATGACTCAACATCGCCTGATACAAATCCTACATCTGGAGAACCAAATACATTGTTAACGTGAACATAGTTACCTACATCAAATCTTGTATTTGAATTGTTTTGTGTATCAAAATCTCTTGCTTTATCAACGTCAACAAAAGTTGTACCAATAGTTTCTATTTCATAACCTTTAACGTATGCTTTACCTGGTGCTAAACCAGCTGCAAGTTTACTTTCAACACCACCAGCACTTGAACTGTAAATACCTCTGTTTGTACCACTAATTAAATGTTCTCTTAAATCTAAATCAAAATCTCTTACTGCATAATCACCAGACTCGTCAAACGTTCTACGAGCCATAGTATCTTCTAATATAGCGTATTCAGTTGTTCTAACTTGATTTTGTATAATACCATTTTTTAATCTTAATAACTCTACAAAGTTTGAATCATCTGTAGCAGATAAAGATTTTTTAGTTAATGTTAAATCTATTTTAAATCTATGAGCACCTGGAGCGTTTGTGTTTGAAACGCCTTGAGCATTATCGTTTAAAGTAAGATCATCGTTTTGTGTGACAAAACTTTCTGATATTAATAAACCTACTCTGTATGATGGTGTGTTTGTGTACTTATCTAATATTAATTCTTGATCATTTACTTGTACATGAAATCCATTTATGTAGTAAACACCTTGTTTAACTGAAGCTGCACTACCTGTTGCTGTAGCAGATACTACTGCTGAAACTGTTGTTGATGTAGACTGTAAAGTAGTTGCAACTGAAATTGTTTCTGCGTCTGAAAACGCTGATGAAGTTTTATTTGTACCTGAATTTAAGTATTTTACAAATAATGTATTTGGATCTGTACCATCTGTTGCTGATACTTTAACAACTCTTGCTTTTACTCCTGAAGTTGCACCTGTTAAAGTTAAACCTACAAAATCATTTAAGGTAACACCAACAGCTGCTGAGTCTGTAAATGAAGTTAGTTTAACTGCATAGTAATTTAAGTCGTAAGAAATATCGCCAGGTATAACCATAGCGCCTTGTTCAAAGACGTGATCTGATAATCTTTCAATCTGATTTTGTAAGATTGATTGTGATTGTGTTAACTCTCTACCTTGAACTGCGAAAGACGGTCTAAAAAGAACTCTATGGAACTTCTTTGACTCGTTAAAGTCATCGTAGTAAGGCGAAAGGTTAAAGTCTGTTGGACTTGGCATAATTTCCTTTCTTAAAACTCAATGACCAATTTTATATTTTCTGTTTGATCTGTTGCTCTTTGAATAGGTGCTCTGTTTTCTATGTACATTACATCGCCAGAGTCATGATCTATTTCCGGAGTTGAATATCCACCTGAAAATACAACATTGTTAATTGTAGTTGATACACTTGTCTCCGGTGTACCAGTCGCATTTGAAGATTGACCAGTAATTACGTGTGTACTAGAAAATGCTGTCAAATTACCATTAGCGTCAACGCCGGCGTCATTGTGTCTTGTTTGAATATAATATAAAATTCTGTTTATTGCGTCCCACTCTACAACTTTACCAACTGCACCTGTAGTTGCTTGATTTATTTCTTCATCAACTGTAAAAGTACCTGGTGTTGGAGATGAGTTAATTCTAATTGCTTTTGTTCCTCTCAAAGTGTTTGCTGAAGCAGCTGAACCACCTGATTTAGGATCTCTTATTAAACAAATTTTTCTAAAATCATTACCAGCATGGAAATCTCCAGAGTTTGCTGATTCTGTTCCTTCTAAATTTATGTTTAACATTACAAAGAAACCACCTAATTCTTCTACTGCATTGAAACCGTGACCACCTTTTGGAGAAATTATTACATCTAATTCTGCACCAGTTAAACCTGTTGCACCAGCGGTTACTATTTCTGCATTTGAAACTGTACCAAAAGTATAACCTGCTCCAATGTTAGTCATAGCTACCGATATAATTGTTCCACCTGAAACTACTACGTTAGCAGTTGCATTTGTACCGTCACCTTTAATAGTGACAGAGTGAGTACCATCAGCACCACCTGAACCTGCTGATTTAATTTTAATACAATCAATTGATCCGTCTACAGCGGCTGAACTAACTGTTGAGTTAGTTGATACTGCCATGAAATCTGTTGATAAAAAATTAGATTGTTGAGACGCTGATAAAGTATACATGTATTTCCATTTATAACCATCAGCAGTTGTAATTACACTTGTACCTGTACCAGATGGTTCTGTTGTTGAAGCAGTATTGCCATCGTTATCAATACATTTGTAAACATTTCTATCACTTGTTAATACATAAAAATTAGCGTCATGTAAAGTAGTTGCACCACCATTAGCTGTATTTCTAGTAGTAGTACTACCAGTCACGTATTCGCCATAGTCGTGTCTGTAAATATCGTATGTTGTTCCTGTTGCCCAATTTCTTCTTGGTATTGCAAAAGAAACATCTGAACTTGTTATTTTTTTAGCTGCTAAAAGATCATCAAAGGTATTAAACTCTGCAACAACTGTATCACCTGGAGTTATCGGATTTGAGTCTGTTCCTTCGTAATCTGTTCGGCCATCTGCTCTTGTAGGTGTGCCGAAAGCTTGTGGTCTTGCTAGACCTAGATAGTAAACATTTGGAGCAGATTCCGTAAAAGACTCGTGAAATTGCTCACTGTTGTTTATTCTGAATTTTGTTGTTATTATCGCTGGCATAATTCTTATTCCTATTTATAATACTTTCCTATGATGTTGTTCCAATAATTGTTTTTAATGTTGTACCACTAGAGTTTTTAACTAGTAAAGCTGACGTGTTAGATAGTGATCCCATAGTAATAGAACCACCAGTTATATTGACTGCATTGGCATTTTGAGACGCCATAGTACCTATAGTACCTAAAGCAATATTAACAAAAGCTGCACCGTTCCACTGTAAAATATCACCACTTGAAATACTTGACAAAGTGACATCGTTCATTTCTGATATTTCATTTTCAGAAGCAATTTGAGTGTCTACATATTGTTTTGTTGCGATACCCATAGCAGCTGTTGGATCAGCAGAAAGTATTACTTTACCGGTACTATCTCCTTCAAACCAAGTAGTTGTTGTTGAACCGTCCCAACCTGCAACCTTTAATGTTCTAGTATCACCAGCATTATCTCCAGCCGCATTTCCTAAAATTACGTTACCTGAACCTGTTGTTATAGTTTTACCAGCTTCAAATCCTATGAATGTGTTATATCCACCAGTTGATACTGCTAAACCTGAATCTTTACCTACGTTTGTATTATAATTTCCTGTTGCAACTTTTCCTGCTTGATGACCTACAGTGGTATTTCCTATACCAGCTGTTAATGTTGTTAAAGAACCTACACCAACTGCTGTATTGCCATCACCAGATGTAATTGATGACAAAGTAGATGTACCTACACCAATATTATTTTCTGCTGAACTTAAAGTACCTGTTGTACCATGTCCAATTAACATTGAACTTGTAAAATTTGTTCCTTCTTGTTTACCTGTAATAAAACCAGAACTTAAATTAGTACCATCTCCAAAAGCAGTATAAATTTCATTAAAGTTATCGTTGATTAAATCACCACCGGCTCTTATTGTAGAACCTTGTCCATCGTTTGGTGCTGAACCTATGTTTATTGTTTGTTTTGCCATAATTACTTTCTATTTATATCCATATTTATACGTTTGTTTGGTCAAATTTCTTATTAGTACTATCAAAAGTTATTGATGAACTAGTAAACGATTCTTCTCCTGGGAATGTGATATCCGCTGGAAAAGTAAAGTTGGTCTTGAACTGTCTACCAGCATTAAGATCATCACCTGCTATCATTTCCATCAATGCTGGTCTACCATCTAAACTTGTTCTAGTACCAGTTACCTTTAACTCATTTAATCTTTCAAAAGTAATACCACTTGTACCATTAATACCAGCTGATCTATTAGCAGTGACGCCATATGCTGTATTAGCCCATTTATTTATTGAGTTAAATCTAGGACCACAATATGCAAAACCTTGAGCAACATTTACGTTGTCTGCAACAGTAGCTCCCATAAACGTTCTTCTTAATCTTAAATTTAATCTAATACCAATAGGTGCTCTTGTTAAAGTCACGTCTCTAGTATTATTTGGATTTGGTTGATTTGGTTGAATAGATTTTGATGTACCATCATCTACTGTTCCTATTCTTCTACCAAATACAGTTTCAAATATTAGTTTCATCATTGCAAGTAATGGTTCACCAACTGTACCTGTATTGAAACCTGTTGCTACTTGAACTCTTGCATTTAATCTACTTTCTAAATCAACTTGACCTGTAAAATAAAAACCTGAAGTATGCATTGTTTTTTTAAATGCGTCTCTCCATAAATTAATTGAGTTACCTACTTTTAATACATATGAGAAATCTTGATAGTATAAACTATCTTGTACTTTCATTGTACTTTCTGAAATATGTCCTTTTTCATTTAAGAATACACCTTTTGTATCTACAACTGATCTTACATCTACAGTTGCAACAGCAACATCTAATTTATTAATAGTACCACTACCACCACTTGAAGATACAACTTCGTTTACTTGAAAAGTACCTGAAACTTCTTTTAATTTTAAAACTTGTGTTGATGAATCATATGCTGAAACTAAACCTGAAGCACTTGAAGTGCCACCGTTTACAGTTTCTCCTGCTGTAAATGATCCTGTAATATTAGTGATGAATAAACAATTAACAAATGATAATGTTGGTGCTGGAGAGTTTTGATAGTTAATACCTAAATTAGATGTTTCTATTCCTAAAATTTTTCCTATTCCTGTACCATGTGCTAATACGTTTGCACCTGTACCTGAAGTAGAAGAAACCGAAACTGTAGGTAAAGATTTATATCCGTCACCACCACTTATTAGATAAATGTCTGTAATATCTCCTGTGCCTGAACCAGACTCTTGTACAATTTTATTTCCTGTTAAGTGATCGCCTGAAGATGTTTCGTCTTCTAATACTATATGATCTGTATCTTCATTAGCAATAGCACCATTAACTACAGTGACAACACCTGAAGCATTACCACCAAATGTTCCTGTATTTGTAAAAGATAAAGTATCTCCTATTTCATAACCTGAACCACCACCATCTACAACAATGTCTGTTATTTTACCTGAACTAACGTCATTAATATTAAATGCAGCTTGTTCACCACCACCGGTAACTTTTACAATATCGTCTGTACTATAAAGAGCACCACCATTAGAAATTGTTTTTTCTCCTGGTATACCTGTAATAGTTGCTAGAATATAATAATCTGATTGATCGTTTTCTGTTCCTTCTATTGTTTCACTTACTTGAAAAGTACCAACTATAGTATCATCGTTCAATGTTATTTCAGAAACTTCACTTGCACCAATATAAAATTTAGATACGTTTTCTACTATAGCTGTTGCGCCAGACGTTCTACCTTTAATTGATCTACCAACTAAACTTAAAGTTTCTCCTTGTGAACTTAATACTCTTAAAATTTTTGTAGAAGACCATTTACCATCGGATACTTTTAACATTTGCTCTCTAGGATAAAATGTTTCAGAGTTATCGTTAAATAATATTCTAAAAAATAATTCGTGTCCTTTTTGTGTACCTTTTAATTTGTATAGTGATTTAATATTCTTAATTAAATTTCTTTTGTTTATACCTGAAGATAAATTTTCTGGTATAGTTTTAAAGAACTCGTCTCTAAAGTTATTTAAAAAGTCATTAATAACTTTATCTGGATCTCTAAAGTTTGTTAACTGTTGAATAGTTTGAACTGGATTAGGTCTGTACTTATTAACTACTGCTTGAGCACCTGAACTAGCACCAATAATTGTTTCGCCTACTATAAATTTATCTTGTGCTGATATGAATAATCTATTATTATCTAAATCTTCAGCTAATACAGTAGCAGTTGCTTTTGAAGTTGCACCTGTGACAGTTTCTTGAAAAGTAAATTTACCAAAAGAACTATCTTCTAAAATTATTTTATCGCCTAAATCTAATTGTGTTTTTTCTGCACCAAGTGAACCACCATCTAATACTAGATTGTTTAAAACACCTGTTTGATTTTCTAAAGTTATTCCGTCTGTAGATTCAACAGAAGTTACCGATAATTCGGCAGCTTCCATAAATTGAAAGTATGTTTTTAAAAACTCTACAAATTTTGGGTGATCATCAACAACAAAATCTGGTAGTTGAGTGTTTACTAAATTGGATATTTTATTATCAAATTTTGCCATTGGCTAAATTAATAACTTGTTGTTGTACTGTAACCTACGCCGGCTTCAGATGAACCACCAACAAATGTATCTTCCTCTACAGTTATATTTGAATTTGCTACATCTATTTCTACTACTTGATTTCTAACTGGTACAATATCGTTTGAACTAGGTTGTACAGTAATTTCTATAACGTTTGAAGAACTGCCTCTTATATTAGAGATAGACGAAACGTTTAAAGAATTTAATGTGATTTGACCTGTTGCATAATCAATTGTACCTTGTGTGTTGTTAGCATAAGTTTTAACACCACTTACAAGATAGTATCTTCTAATATTACCATTACTGTCATCATCTAAAAACATTTCAAAATCACTTCCTGAAACTTTGAAACCTGTAGATGATAAAACTGGTACATGTCCTGAATGTGGATTGTATATTGAATTTCTAAAATATAAATCATATTTTGTAGATGAACCCACAGTTGGTGTAAAATTCTTTCTCATATTAATAGTTGTGATATTAGATAAGATACTTGTATCAACATCATCAATTAGACCTGTTAATTTAGAAAATCTGAATACACCATCAAACTTTTGTAAAGTAGATGTATTATAATTTGTTATAGCAGTTATTATTTCTGATTTAATTGTGTCTGCTGATTTACTTGTGCCTTTTTTATCATATTTTGCGTTTGATGTAATTAAAATACTTGTTGTTTCTGGATCAACTATTTGTGGTCTTACTGAAGCTACGTTATAAGGTATTAAACCTTTAACGATAGAATTTTTAGTTGCTTCTGTTAGTGTTGAACCACTAGCCGCTTTAATTGAAATCTTTACAACACCGTAAACTGGCGTTTCGTCATCTTCTCCGCCCCAAGCACTAACTGACAATGCATTAGGATATAAAGTCTTAACAATTGATTCATAATCTGTTGCTGTGACTGCTCTATCTTGTGATGTATATTGTAAAGGCGCATTGTATCTAATTGATTCTTTTGTTTCTGCCTCTGAACCACCTTGAGCATTTGATTTTGTTGTTATAGTGACATTAGAAAAACCACCGATGTTAGAACCTAATTCAAAAGTACTTGCACCGTTAGCTTCAAGTTTATTTGTGACAATATATTCTAAAATAACTATATTACCATCTTCTAATTTTTTACCGATAACACCATCACCAAAATATACTTCAAATTTACCGTTATCTGTTTCTTGTAAGAAATATATTTTTGATTCATCATTAATACCTCTTAAACCTGTTGCTAAAGAGTAAGTTGTTAATGTAGAATCTGAAATTGAGTTTTGTACAGTGACTTTTAAAGTAGATGTATCAGCATTTACGTTTTGTATTAAGAATTTTTGATCTGCGTCTGAACTATCTACTGTATATTTAAAAGTGACTAAAGTACCTTCATATAATTTAACATTTGAAAACTTATAAACACCAGCACTTGGTGTAATTGTAATATCTTCGTTAGTTAAAAAGTTATAACCTGTTCCGTCTACTGAACTTGTAAACGTTGTACCTTTATTCATTAACACACTTGAACCACTTGCGTTGTTAATTGTAATATCTACTTCGGCCATTGGTGCTCTTACACTTGATGGTGTATAACCAATTGCCTTTGCTAATGCAACTACATTTTTTCTTATGTCAGCAGAATCTAAATAAGATTCATTTACAAACATGTTGGCATTGAAACCAAGATAGTGTGTATTGTATGCTAACGTATCTAAAAGAACGGCAAAGCCTGATCCTTCAAAATTGTAGTCTGAAAATTCTGGTTGATTTTGTAAAAATGTTTTTAAGTTTGCTTTGACGTTATCAAAGTCAAAATCTGATACTATGAGTTTATTACTTGCCATTTTATCTTAATCTTTCTAAAAATGCTTCTACTGTTACCGGTTCCGATGTTCCAATAACATAAAACATAATTGTTAAATGATAACTATTTCTATCTATGTCTGGTCTCGCCAATACTTGAACTAATTTTATTCTTGGTTCAAAATTAGATAAAACTTCGTTAACTTTTCTTTGTAAATTAAGTGCTGTAAGAGGTGTCATTGGTTCAAATAACATTCTTCTTACGTCACTACCAATTTCAGGATGAAAAGGTCTCTCAAAGTGTGAAGTATTGATTAAGTTTCTAACACTTCTCTTTACGGCCTCTACATCCGTCAGTTTATTTACGTCACTCGTCACAGTATTACGACCAAAATTCAAATCTAAATCACTATAGATTCTATTTGATCTCTTACTGTTATTTGTAGTACTTGAATCGTAATTTGGCATACGTATATATTTATACGTTATCCCGAGAAAACATTAGAAGAACCTGAAGTCATTGCTCCAGCGTCTGTACTATCTCCTATTCTTGCAACTGGTATACCACAAACCCTAACAGTTGAACTACCAACATTAACATTTGCAACATGTGGCGCACAAGGTGGTGCCGGTGGGAAAGGGTGACTTACTGTTGGGTCACCCACTCTTGCGATTAATATACTATTTGCTCTAACTGTAGATTGACCAGGCGTATCTAAAGTCGTTGTACCTGTACAAATATGACCGGTACTTAAACTATCGCCTTTTCTACAGATTGCCGGCATTATCTTCTCGCTTCTCTAGCCGCTTTTGCTTCAGCTCTTCGTTTTTCAACTAATATTGATTGTCTTATTTTTCTACCCATAGGTATTTTTATAGATTGACTAATATTTTTGCCTTTTTTAGTCATATATTCAACACTTATGAAATTATCCTTATAATCCCCTTGAACAGACATGACTGCCTTTTTTAAACTCATCGCTTCTTTCTCTTTTTCTTCTCCTGCTTCATTCCAAAACTTAAATATTCTCATTTTACTCATTTTATGCTCCATTAAATAAATCTTCGTCTAAAATTCTTGATTTTTCGTTTTTTTCGCAACGGCAATTGCTACAACAAAGAGTTTTTTCTGATTCTCCGTAATTTTGATAGCATTTTTCGCCACAATGAGCTTCATGCCCACAATTTAGACAAAAATATTGTTTATTATTCATACTTTTATTTATATTTCAAAATTTACAGTTTATTAGAGCTGATTTTAGCTCAGTTTCACTTAAATTTTCTTGATTTTCTATTGCTGATTCGCCAATTTTCTCATAATCTGGCCTAATTTTGCAATCCTTAACGTTTTTTGAGCAGGAAATGAGAACAAAGATAGAACAGACAAGAAAAAAAGCAAATTTTTTTGTATTTTTCTTCATTTTTTGCTTGCTTTCAACGTCTATTTATGGTAATATGGTCGTATAAAATGAAAAACAACAAAGGATACACTATGAAAAAAATGATAGAATACATGTCAGTGATAATGGCAACTATAGGTACGTTAGCAATGGTTGGTGCCGTAGGTTCAATTGAAGTAGACAAATATTTACAAGGTGGTTCAATGGCCTTGTTAGGTATTGCGTCTTATATTTTAGCTTTATATGCTCAAGAAATGTACAAGGAGGAAAAATAATGATTAAAGTTGATAAAACTGCTAATACGTTAGACGAAGGAATCAAAAATTTGATGGCCGGTGCGAAAGACGATTATATACAAATGTCAACTAGTTATGGTAAAAAAGAACTTGTTGGTTATTCTAAAGAACAGGTTGATCTTTGGGATTCAAAAACTAGAGTTTCTTCTGGTAAAAAGTACATTAAGATTGTACAAGACACTGGTGTGTTTTGTTTTATCGCAAAAGAAGACTTTAAACATTTTAAAAAAGGTGATATATTGAAAGCCGCTGGTTACAATGCGCCTGCTTTAAATTCTGCCAGAGGTAATGTTCTTACTGGTAATTATGCAATTCAATGGACTGGTCCATTATACTTAAAATAGGAGAAAATATGAATAGACGAGAAAAAGTTTTTAGACGAATTGTTAATCCCTTGTTAGTTAAACATATGCTAGACCCTTTTAAATACAAAGGGTCATGCATAGCCGCTGGGATACCAATCAAATATTTAAAATATTTCAAATTAGTATCTAAACATAAAGACGCCAAGAAGATAAGATACAGATATAGAGGAAAATCAAAACCTGGTTATGCTAGACCTCAATCTTTCTGTCATATGCACGGCGCTGATACGTTTGCAATTTATTATAGAAATCCAGCAAACAACTATTTTAGATATAGTTAGTCTACTTTTCTAACTGCGTCTTTTAAGTTTTCTAAAGGCACTAGTCCTAAATCTAAAAGATAACCTCTGCTACCTGCAGCTCTTTTAGAAGTAAACTCTTTTACATATTCCTCAACTCCTGGTATAACGCCAATATGTTGATCTTTTACATAAAAGTATAATGGTCTACTTATTGGATAAGAACCATCTTGTATTGCTTTTAAACTTATTTTAACACCCTCAATTGTATGTGCTTGAACTTTATCTTTTGAATTATCATAATAACTAAAACCAAAAATACCAAAGTATTGTGGTTCACCTACTAACTTATTGATAATCAAAGTATCGTTTTCGCCAACTTCAATTACAGGTCCGTCTTCTCTTAACATATAACAAGCTTTTTTACCTTGTTCTTTTAAGATACTTTCTGGACATCCTTTTTTCATTACTAAACTATTCCAAGCGTCTCTTGTACCACTTGTTGCTGGTGGTGTTAAAATTGCTATTTTAAAATCTGGTAAAGAAGGATCAATGTCTGACCATTTTTCAGGTTTTGGACCTAAATCAGCCATTGCTTTCCAAAGATGTTCTTTTGTAAAGTTATATGATTTACCTTTTACTGAACTTGTAAATGCGATACCATCTAAACCTACCATTACTTCGGTAATTTCAGTGACACCATTGTCTTTACAAAGTTTGATTTCTTTTGCTTTTATTTTTCTACTTGCATTTGACATATCAGGTGTATTGACACCAATGCCTTTACAAAATAGTTTCATTCCACCACCAGTACCAGTTGATTCAATTACAGGTGTTTTAAACTTACCTGACTTACCAAATCTTTCTGCTACTACTGTTGAAAAAGGATAAACGGTAGAACTACCGACTATGTTAATTTGATCTCTTGCATATGATATAGTTGTCATCAAACACATTAATATAATACTTAATATTCTCATTTAGGTTTCCTATGTTTTACTTTAGAGATTGATAAAATGATAGTAATAAAACTATCACATATATTTAACATAAGAAAAAGTGTTGTAATAAAAGTTTAATATTAACTATTCTTAATACGTTCTCTTAAATCCGTTGAACTAAATCTATGCTCACGTTTATTATAAACTATCTTTATATGTTTCTTAACGCATATATCTTTACCAGTAAAATTCTTACCTTGATATTCTTCGCCAATTATTCTAACTGAAATATTATACATTTGTAATATGTCTTCTAAATCTTTTTCAGTCTCATAAGGTATAACGTCATCAACATATCTAACAGCCTTTAATTGTATACTACGTTCAACCAATGTTTGTACTGGTTTCTTCTTTGTATCTGGTCTATCAATTGTTGGATCGGTTTGTAATCCTACAATCAAGTAATCGCATTCTTCTTTTGCGTCTTTTAACATTTGTACATGACCAGCATGTAATAAATCAAACGTGCTACAAGTAAACCCTACTTTCATTTTTTCTCCTTTTCTTGAACTCTTTGACTATTAAAGCCATGCAACTTAATATAGTTTGCAAGCCACTCATGGCCTTTTTTATTTGGGTGTGGATTTGCCTCACTAATAACATAATCATAATTAATTGATCCTTTCGGTGCTATACCTACAGGTTTATTAAACTTATCGTAAAAATATATTTTTTGATCATACCCTCTAATATTAGGATTAAAAGTGGACATTGGATCATTATTTGCCAATCTATCTTCTACTCCCCAATTTTTATGTAATTGAACATCTGATATAACAAAACCACCTTCTTCACTAAAGATAGGCCAACCAATAAAGTTTCTCATATGTTTATATTGTGGTGAATTTCTAATAACATCTACACATTCATTTCTTATTTTTTTATAATCACCACCGTGATCTTTAAATTCGTATTCATATATATGATCTACAAATAATGAAATCATTTGAAAATGTCTATATGGTATTCTATGTTGTTCCATTAAAATTTGAAACGAATACATAAACCTTAAACTTCTTTTTATCAAACCTCTTACATCTCCATATATACTAGGTTTTGCCCTAGCCCAATCTAATCCTTTCTTTTGAAAATCTATCCTCTGCGCTTTTGACCAAGCTGCAATACATAAACCTATTTCTTTTGGATCATGTGATAAAATATAATCTTGTATAGTTGAATAGATATATTCGTTACCTGCACCGTTGGTTGCTAAACATACAAGGTCCATATCTAATTCATCTGCTAATAGTTTTCCCCACACTGGACAAGTATGTTGTTCATTATCAGAATCAATAAAATAATTCTCTGCTGTAAAACTACAACCAGATACTACAAGTTTCTTTCTCATTATTTCTTTTCAACGTGTTTGGTTTCTCCTTTTTCAGTATCTACCCATTCTACAACTTGTGTATATTTTTTTTGTTTTGCACAAGTAGTCCTACATGCATTTGGTCCTATATTCTTGGATAGATTATCTGCAAATTCTTTCCACTCTTTTGACTTTAATATATCTTCAATACTATTGTTTTCATTTATGACAGATACTTTTAAAAATTGTTGCATTCTAGGATCATTCATGGTGTGTGGGTCGTCCATTCTACAACAAGGTATTAATACACCTTTGTTTGTCACTGCTAAAGCAATGGCGTCTTTGAAACATAAAGGATCTAATTCAATATCTCCTTCAGCCCATTGTGATTGTCCACCTAAATGGTTATCGGTAACTTTAGTCATTCATTGTTCTCCTAGTTTTTGGCATTAACCAATCGTCATCATCTGTCCATCTTGCACTGTTAACTAATATAAAATCAACATCATTATCTTTGGCCATTTTCATACATTCATCAATACTATGTTCATTAAAACTGAATATAATAAATTGCCATAAAGGTCTAGTTTGTAAATACTTTTTACTTTCTAACATTATATTAAATAGTTTTCTACCATCTTGATTTACTCTGTACTTATTACTTTCTTCAGGTATGCCATCTATACCAAATATCCAATTTGCTTTAGGGTTTGCCTTAAAGGCCTCTATATAATGTTTCATAGGTTTTAAAGATGAAGCTAAATGTACTTCAACTTTAGTATTACGTTCTTTTGTGATTTTTAATAATTCGTTTATTTGTGGGTGATGTATAGGGTCTGAATATTGGCCACAAAAAGATATTCTTGGAAACCAATCTAATATTTTATTAAATTCTTCTATTGTTAAATCTCGGCCTGGTACTTTGAGACCTTTACTTGTAAAACTTCTTTGGCGACCACAACGTAAGCATTCTAACGGACATCTATGAGATAAATCAATATTTAATCTTTTATGTCTTCTATCAAAAAAAGAGTTTTCTTGAATTTTGATACCGTGTTGTTCCTCGGTTCCTTCAATCTTTTGTCTATTCGTTTCAGCCATAATATAAATCTATTTAGTTAAATACTAAAAGATGTTCCACAACCACATGACGATTTACTATTTGGATTATCAAAAACAAATGAACTGCCAAATATTTCTTCTTTATAATCTAGTTTCATATCTTTAATATACAATTCATATAGATTATCAATAACTAATAAATCATCAACGATCACATCATCTTTAGTTGGTTCTTTATCAAACTCATTAGGGATAAAAGACCATTCGTATTCAAAGCCAGCACAACCACCACCTTTGACTTCTAATCTTACGTAGTCTACGTTGTGCTTGGCTTTTAAGTTTGTTAAATGCTTTCTTGCATTATCTGTTAATTGTATCATGCACTAATTTTTTCCTTACTCATTTCATTAGTACTATTTAGATAGTTATTAAACTGCTCTTGGTTTAGACAGTATATTTCGCCTTGACTATTAGGATATTGTCTATGAAACAATTGTGAAGTTTTAGCAGACTCTTCTAAACAAGCCCGATAAGTTTCAAACCCTTGTTCTTGGTAAATAGTTTGGCACTCACCCATTAAACAGAATAATATAACCATAAAGTATTCTCCCATTTTTCGTCCCTTCTAGATCAATCAGAGTAGTAATTCCGATTTTTCCGATTTTTTTTGTTTTGTTTACTCAAAGAGGCCTTCTTCACTCCTTTTATAGAACCTAATATCTTTTTACATACACCGTACCAGTATATACCAGAGTCTCTTAACGCTTCATTAGAGTTTCGTAGTCTTTCTAATTTACGTTCTAATACTTGTAAACGTAATTTAGTTAACTTCTTCGTACCCTCATGTAGTTGGTTCAAAGTCGTAATAATATTATCAATATCAGTACAGGTATAATTTGGTACTTTAGGCGCCTTTTTCTTTAATGCCATTAAGGCATACTTTTGCAATTTCGCCATGCATTTCCTCCATGTTGTTTAAACTTCATACAGTCATGTCAGAAAATTCTTATATAGAATAAATACGAGATAACAAATATCTCACTAATATTTAGGTATATAATGCTATGTAAAAGAAACTTATTTGAGTTGCGTCCTCTGGTACTAGGAGCTTTCCTTACGGAACTACACCGTTATATATAAGATTTAACTCCTAGATATGCTGTGACTAAATAGTAATATGAAATGGATGACATCTAACAACAACGATTGTCCTGATACCACAAACTCTTTTAAGTATCAAAAAGAAACAGACAATCTATATTGGAAATTTGACAATGCGTTTAATGACGAAGAAATAAAACGTATAATAGATTGTGAGAAAGACGACCCTTGGTTGTTAGAAAGATTATACTATTATATGAACAAGGCCAATGAGGAGGCCGGTTGGCATTATAGTATAGACGGTGAACAAATACAACTACACAACTATAGAGTAGGTAACCAATATAGATGGCATAGAGACGGTATTGTAGGCCATAACAGTGTAGTTAAAGACCTTTCAAGTCCATTACATAATCTTACAAGAAAACTATCAATGACAGTATTGTTAAATGATCCGTCTGAATTTACAGGTGGTGAGTTTAAAATGAAAGACCACAATATAAAAGACTTTGAGATAAAGTTATATAAGGGAAGTGTATTAGTATTTCCTGCTTGGCAAAGTCATAGTGTATTTCCAGTACAAACAGGAGAAAGACATAGTTTACCTGTATTCTTTTATGGAAGGCCTTTTGTTTAAGGTTTTTCTTTATTCCACATTAACAATAATAACGTGACTAAACCTAATGGTATTGCTGGTACTAATAACGCAAGTAATATATCCATAACCTTAATATAACAGAAACAAGAGATAAAGTCAAGCTTAATACAATACAACTCTGGCCTGCTTTCCAGAGACAGGAAAATCCTCCAAGGAAAAAATTAAGAAAAAGATACAGCTAAAGATTGTTATTGCATTTATAGATTAAAACCTGGCCACCATATAACAATAGCGCTTTTATATGGAGGTTTTCCTAGTATTATGGATTTAAATCTATTGTAGCCCCTCTATGTACTACTGCGCCTGTTGTATTAGATGTCTTGCTACCTGATATACTCTCTGTTTTATTACCATCTACACTGATTGTATAATTACCACCAACTCTTACGTTGTAGTCACCACCTGCATTTACATTGATACGGCCACCTTTGGTAACCATATTGATATCGCCTGTGTCTACTTGTATATTAATATTGGCATTGGCACCTACGTGTATGTCGTAATGGTTATTTTCTTTTGCGTCTTTGTTTATGAATATCTTATGACGGCCATTGATTGTAATATCTGAATCTTGTTTGATGTTTACGTAATGGTCATTGTCTATTAATTCATAAGAGTCGGCCTTTACTAACTTAACAATATTACCACTGTTATCTATTTCATAACCTGTACCACTTTTGTGTCTTTCGTGTATACGTGTGTAATAGTGGTATTTACCAGTGTACTCATCATATTCCCAACTGTCGTCATACTCCTTGATGTGGCCTTGTTCACTCTCAAATACGTGGTTATATGGGTAAATGGCCGAGTACGGTACTTCGGGTTGATCCCAGGTATCCGAATCACTTGCATTGATTATTGATCCGTCGGCCGCCGTGACCTCGTCAAAGTCTGCTGTTGGTATTCGTAGGTTTAA